AAGACCATCGTTGTTAAAGCCGAAGTAAAGCGGTAAGCACAACTATTGATTTTACACCTTATAATATTTATTTTCAAAACGACATAAAGTTGTGCGAACTTAAATGTTCAAGGGTGTAAACATAGCATCTGTGTAACATATATCTACTCCCCGTAATTATTATATGATTCATTTTCAATTACCCCGTAATACTCCCGATTTATATACATACTTGTTATGCGCACACACAGGAACAACCGAATCACACAACGTAGTGTCCGGTTCCCTTTCATTTTATTTAAACGATATTAAACCGCGTATTAATGGAAACGAACAAAATTGGGATATTTACAAGCGATTCACCAATCCATATGAATATATACATACATGTGTTCCCAACAAGAAGAAAAGTGTCGCAAAGCGAAAGCCTTTGTCTCGTTCTTATTTCAAAATGATAGAAACAATGAATTTTTTTCGCATATTGGAGTCTTTGCGCACCACGATTACCAATAAACAAGGGTTACAGAGTTTCCATTTGGCGGAAGGTCCAGGTGGATTTATCGAGGCACTTGTTCATTTGCGAAATAGTAAACAAGATACATATATCGGAATGACCATTTTGGACGATATTCACGATACAAACATCCCCGCTTGGAAAAAAAGCCAACAATTTTTACGAGATAATAAAAACGTGATTATCGAAAATGGAGCCGACGGAACAGGTGATATATTGAAATTAGATAACTTGGAATACTGTAAAAACAAATATGGTCGTTCTATGCATATCATCACTGGCGATGGGGGGTTTGACTTTTCGGGTGATTTCAATAACCAAGAGAATCACATTGTGAAATTAATATTCGGGCAAATCATTTATGCATTAGTTATGCAACGCCAAGGTGGAAGTTTTATTCTGAAGGTGTTTGATTGTTTTACACAGCCGACAATTGATATGCTTGCTCTCCTTTCATCATGTTACGAAAAGGTCTATATTACGAAGCCACAAACAAGTCGTTACGCGAATTCAGAGAAGTATATCGTATGCAAAGGGTTTCTCGATATTCCTCTTGAACAAATATATCCGTATTTGCACGCGACATTCACCCGACTGTTAACAGATACGACTGGATATGCGGTTTCACGTTTTCTAAATACTCCCCTTTCTCTACTATTTACAATGAAAATCGAGGAATACAATGCTATTTTCGGACAACAACAAATCGAGAATATTCATTATACACTCTCCCTCCTCGAAATTCATCATAAAAACGACAAGATTGATGGTCTGGTCAAAAAGAATGTGCAGAAATGTGTGCAGTGGTGTGATAAATACAATGTTATTTCAAATAATATGGTTACACCCAATGTATTTATTGAAGCAACTAACTGTTAGTTTGTATTATAGTATTTTATTGTGTATTATACTATAATACAATGAAGGTTTTAGTGTATGGTTCACGTGGATGGATCGGTAATCAATTTATCACTATTCTAGTTGAAAATGGTATACATTTCACAGAAGGTAAATCGCGCGTGGATAACTACGATGATCTACAGTGCGAAATTACAGAGTGTGCACCAACACATATCATTTCGTTTATTGGTCGAACACATGGGACTATTGGTGATAAACATTACAGCACAATTGACTATTTAGAACAACCTACCAAATTGGTCGAAAATATTCGCGACAATTTGTTTTCACCCATGTGTTTGGCTGAATTATGCAGGTCTAAACAGATTCATTTTACTTATCTTGGAACTGGTTGCATTTTCTCATATGACGACGAGCACGCTTTTGGTAAAGAAGATAATGGATTCGACGAATCCGCAAAACCCAATTTTTTTGGTTCATCTTATTCAATCGTAAAGGGATTTACCGACCGTCTGATTCATATGTATAATAAAGACGTTTTGAATTTACGCATTCGTATGCCCATTAATGGGGAAAAACACCCTCGAAACTTCATCACCAAAATATCAACCTATGCAAAGGTGTGTTCTGTTCCAAATTCCATGACCGTTTTACCGGAACTGTTATCATATGTATTAAAAATGATGCAGATAAACTTAACTGGGACGATGAATCTCACCAATCCTGGACTCATTACTCACAATGAAATACTGGAAATGTATCGTGATATTATCGACCCACAATTCACATGGGATAATTTCACACAAGACGAACAACGTAAAATCTTGGATGCAGACCGATCGAATAATTTTTTGGATACATCTCGATTAGAAACGTTGTTTCCAGATGTCCGACATATTAAAGATGCGGTTCGCGATTGTCTTACTGGATATAAACGTTCCATCGAAACAAGTAACAAAACAGACACACCTACTGTATTACTTGTTACCGGTGGGTGCGGTTTTATTGGAAGTCATTTCATTAACCATTATTTCCCCAAAAACAAACCGGATATGTTGATTAATCTAGATGCTATGTATTATTGTGCATCGGAAGAAAATGTGGATTCATCAATTCGTGAAGATCCTACTTATAAACTGGTAAAAATAAATCTAACCAATATGGATGGCGTATCCCACATTCTTTCCAGATATAAGGTTACCCATGTTATGCATTTTGCTGCACAATCGCATGTTCAAAACTCTTTTGAAGATAGCATTCAATACACACAGGATAACATCCTTGGAACACATGTCCTTCTTGAAGCTTGTCGCAAATATGGTAATATCGAAAAATTTGTCCATGTATCAACAGACGAAGTATATGGCGAGTCCATGAATTTGGTGGACGAACAACATAAAACGGAACATTCTGTGTTATGTCCTACCAATCCATATGCAGCAACAAAAGCTGGTGCAGAGTTGATCGCACAATCATACAACCATTCTTATAAAATGCCCATTATTATTACTCGAGGTAACAATGTATATGGACCAAATCAGTATCCCGAAAAGTTGATTCCTCGTTTCATTGAACAATTAAAATCGGATTTACCTGTAACCATTCAAGGCGATGGTTCGGCTGTCCGTGCATTTTTACATGTGAGCGATACCGTCTCTGCATTCGAACGAATATTAGAACGTGGTGTTATTGGCGAAATATATAATATTGGATGTGATGAGAATATGGAGTATTCGGTAACCCAGGTCGCGCAAATATTAATCAAAATGATAAAACATACGGATAAATATGATGATTGGGTCACGTATATCGCAGACAGACCATTCAACGACCAGCGTTATTATATTAGTAATCAGAAAATCAAAGACCTTGGTTGGACAATCAAAACAAGTTTCTTAGATGGTCTGAGTGAACTCGCAAATCAAGGGACACATGACTCAGTTTTTACTTCATACAAAGAGTTGATGACTGAACACTTTAAAGCCATTTTACAGGAGGAAACGGTTCATCAACATGCGGCAGTATAAGTTTCAAAATAAGTTTATATTATTATTATTTTGAAATGAAATATTACTTGGTCACACATTTAGTATCACATGGTGCCGGAAAACCAATCTTGTTCTTAATTGTATATGCATCACTAGATGCACCATAGGACAATGCATTTCCTACTTCAGAACCAAATGCCTTGGTATAAAGACCACCATTTGTCGTTATGGTATTGTAATTTAATCTAGATGTGCGTGCACTTGAAGATACGCCACCGTCTTGGGAATACTTATAATTTGCGGGTTTGAATTGCGATTCCACATAGTAATTGGGATTTCCTGGACAATATAATGAACTATCGATATTCGCAGCGTATTTATTGTCTTGGCTTCCTGGTGCACCCGGTTTAACCAAAGGATTGCCCGATTTAAAATAATGGAATTGATTTTGCTCAAATGTTTTACCGCGAGTATTCATATACTCCTGTGATGTGGTGCAATAGGGCGCTGAAGATGCAGCCGTCGATACCGGCTTTCGGATAACACCCGAACTTCGCATACGTCGTCTTGCTACAGTGGCTGGGTCTAACATCGCATTGGGATTGCAACATTCACCCGTTTCCGTTTTGTTATTTGGGATAAGATTATCCAATACATTGACGTTTCCACTGCAATCACATTCGTCTGCATGCGAAACGACTAAATACCCTCCTGGTCTATTAATTTCGTCAATCGATGAGGAATGTCTTGTAGAATTAACAGCAAGAGCTGCCGTATTTATTTCACGGCGATATATTTTTAATGGTGGAGGTAGAAACAACAATGATTGTTGCATTGTTGCACCTGAATTCTTGTTTTTCTGTATTGAGGTTGTTATCTGACCAAATGTCTTCCCTTTCCACGATATATTGGATGACTTATTTAGACTATTCGACGACATTATATAGTATTATTATATAAATAATATTAATGAACATCACACATCTAAAACCATTATTGTTGTTCATTTTATTTCTATTTTTCGCGTCATTGTTCTTACATTTCCTTTTTATAGATAAAAGGGAGGGTTTAGTTGACCAAGAGAAATCAGATGAATTAGAAGCAATTGAAGACGATATGACCCCAACCATGGTCAAACAAATGCAAGACGGTATTGCATTAGAATCTAGCCGTGGATATGAACAATCATCAGATGTGATTCGACAAGCAGGAGAAAGCATTGATAATGTAGTAACTGCTCAGGAACAGCAAAATAATTCCGAAGAGGATAACAATAGTCTTAATGCTATTTCCAATTCAATCGACAATCAAATAAACGATTTCGAGAAAAAACAAAAGGAAGCTATTCCAGCGGATGGGACCCCAAAACAAAAGAAAATACCCCAAACCAAAGAATCTCGTGAAAAAATAATCGGTATAGTTAAGAAATTTATGGCGTAACTGTTTACACTGGAAATAGGTATAAACATTTAGTTGTATTAATATATAGATGAACTTGTATTTACATATTAACGATTTAAGAACTACCGGTGATGAACATGGTGATATTCATTTGAACGATGATATTCGTTTTTTATACTCCAAACAAAACACTGTTATGGATGGCGAATTTACAAAAATTCTATTTTCACGCGAAAACTTTACAATGAATGGTCTTTACCTGTTATTTCCGATTATGATAGACAAGCGCGCAAATGGAAAAGCCGAATATGCGAATCATATTCGCAGCATTCAAAATGCTTCCCCTCCAAATTCTATATTGTTGCGAGATTTCTGCTTGCTCGAACGTAAATTATTAGCACAGTATAAAAAGTTTAATCATTGCGAAAAACATATGGAATTATCCTTTAGTAAACAGATTTCTACTAAACAAATACGCGTTTATACGGAGATGGGTAAACATTCGCATGTTTCAGCGCCGACATTTATTATTAAAATCTCCGGAATATGGGAATCACACGACCGAGTCGGGATTACTTACAAAATTGTTGAGGTATCTCCATAGAACACTTATACGTTTCCGTTACAAAAAGAAGTTCATTTTGGATCCACCGCGATTTGACCGTCCGTTAAATGGACGCGTTCCTTTATGTAGGTCGTGTGTGTGTGTTAAACGTTTATTTTCATCTGTCCCCGTTTCAAATGATGTTACATCGATAATTCCTGTATCATTATTTACATTATATTTTATTTTGAAGAGTGAATGCACTCCTTCTCGGGTTCCATGCTCATAACGGTCGAATTCTTGCTTATTTACCTGTTTTAAATAACCGTCGTAAAAATGTAATATATTTTTGTCCGCGAACGGGTAAAATGTTGATCTATCTACTATCATCCTCGCTTGTTTTACCCTGTCGTTTAACATATTGTCTTCGTATCCCCACGCCCAAAAATTAGGAAACCCATTGATTTTCTCGAAATCTTGTCCAGTTATTGATACAATCCCACCTAATGTGTGTTTAAATCCGTAAAAATGTTTTACTCGTCCGGTCTCCGTCTCATATGGAATGAAATTTTTACTGAAAGGCATTGTGTCCACATCGTTGAAGACCAATGTTATATTTTTATAATGATCGGGATATTTTTCGCGAACAATTAAAAATCCTATGTTTTTCATAGCTCCACAATTAAACGCCCGTTCATCTTTTTGATGAATCACTAATACCTCATATTCATCTTTGTCCATATCTTCTAATATATATTTGATATGGCGTTGGAAAAATATCAATTGTTGTTCACGATCGCGGTATGGAATTATAAAAATAATCTTTGGATGGGATTTACATACAATGTGCGAATTCGTTTTGTCCATTTACTTTCGCCACACGTTATATATTTTCATCCTATAAATATATTCAACACTATACGCAATTTATGCGTTCCCATATTTTGCTAAAATACATATGGGAATCAGTTTATCCTGAAGTGAATCCATCTTTTTACAACATTTATTAATCGTCACTTCACTCACATTACATACTTGTTTCACATTCAGTTTGGATATCGACAAATTACATGATTGTGCTATGAAATAAATTATACCCGCGGCAACCGATTGGGGTGTGTTGTCCTTGATGTATCCACTTGTTTCTATTTTAGTAGCTATGAATTTAGCCAACATTGTTAACTCTGTGTTCATATTCAATTTGCTGCAATAACGCTCAATGAACGAACTCGGTGTGGTAGCACATAAGTCATCGGAAGTTGCGTTTATCGCTGAACCATTACGATCCAAATTCGATAATATATTCACCGCCATGGAACAACCATTCGTCGCACTCGTTTTGTCCAACTTGAATATATCAGCAATCTCGTGGGATGTTCGAGGACAATCGTTCAATCTACACGAAATATAAATTGACGCCGCCTTAATCCCGTCACGATTCATTCCTCGGAACATCTTCTGACTCGATATATCCTTGTGAATAGCCATCGCATCATCTATAAATATCCTGGGTATACCCGAATTTTTAGCCATAACCGTGATGAACTGGAACTCGTCATATAAAGACTTTTCACGATGCGGCATAGCTTGCCATTCTGTCCATTTTCGAATACGTTTCATTTCATAGGACGCATTCTGATTGCATAATATTTTGCACCCAAATGATGATTCTTGAAGTAGAGGGTTTATCGGGTTTCCACAACGTGTCGGATCAGACGAGTTTTTATCATCCGCACCGTAAAATCTCCATTCCGGTGAATAATCGAGAGTATCCTTGTATAAAATACCACATTGGTTATTTGTACATGTCGGAAATCCGTCGTCCATTATCATAATCTGCGATTTACATAATTTACACGTCATATCATTCACGTATTCGTCCGCTGGTTTCTCGTAAACACATTCCAAATCTGTATTTACGGGTAATTCGGATGGCGCGTCGCTATCAAATATGTCCCATAATTGCTGCTTTTCCTTCGACGATAAATAACCCTTGTTCTTTTTTGTTTTCCCCCGCTTTTCACGATTTAATATGATAGACATTTTACATACCCATCTAATTTCGCTTACGATTCAATTTTATCCCAATTGAATATAATTTCTATGAATATTATAACTACAATGTCGCAAAAACAAACTCTAACGAATCGTGATTTGAATACAATATACGATAAAATTAGTGAATTATTTGTAAAAGATGTATGCGACACACTTATTCAGTATGACCAAACTAATCCGCTAGCCGAAGCAATACAGACCAAAATGACCTCGGTGTTAAATGAGCCATCTACTATAAACAAACTTCAAGCTATGATTCTTCAAAATGTAAATATGGCATTACGTAATTCCACAAATGGACCCATTTTGTTATACGCATTATTAACCAAAAATGCAGTCATAATTGGACAGGTAACCGGTTATATACGGAAATTTATGGAACTCACCTATACAGAAGGCGATACGGCAACTAAATTCGGTAACAAATTTGTGAAAAAATTATATGATCCACCTTATAGTGAATGGTTTCCGAATGCCCAACTTGGTGGTCGTAAAAGTGCGAGATCAACACGTCGAAAAAGAAAAACGAAGAAGCGTATACGAAAGAATAAGACACTCAAGGGTGGACTCGGAAATCCTTTTAATGCGATAGCTAGTGGTGTGCGAGCGGTCGGTTCGAAAGCGTCAGATGCGGCTTCACGCGCGGCAGATGGCGCTCGAGCAGCAAAAAATGCGATCGGTATGGGCGCAACTGCAGTGGATGATACGGCAAGTGACGCCAAAAATGCATTACTTGGTCGCGAGTCGATAGACGCAGGTGAAATCGAACAAACTGCTATTCAGTTACATGATGGTTATAGTAAAACTCTAATAGATATGGCGACCAAAAAACTAGATAAGACAACTGACCTTCTATCTAAGAAAATGGTCAATGCATCCTATGTTTATATGCTAAAACACAGCGATTCCGTATTAAATTCCACACTAAATTCTATTGAAAGCACAATTATGGGTAATGCCAATATGAAGGATATGTTACCTATACTTGTCGTTCAAGCACTTTTTAATTCGAGAAACGAGGTTATGTCCACTATAAGGGATGTATACGACGAAAATAAGAAAAACGGTGATAAAGTGTTTGACCCCACAAAGGAAGATTTTGTTACGAACTTTATCGGAAAATTAGTTGATAAATTGAAATTTGGTTTGAACATTGAAAAATGAAATTATTAGTTTACATGGAATTGGATAAAATCCCATGTAAAATACCTATTTATTTGTAATATTCCATTTTGTATATTCTAAATTATGCAGTCTCGGCAACGGGAGACTCAGATGGAGACGCGGGTCTCTCATTTGACTGGGCGTTCTTATTCCTATTTCCACTTCTGTCGTTTGACCCATTCCTCTCGGTCTGGGCAGCAAGAGCTTGACGACGGGTCTCGCATAGGATTGGTCCGTCAGATACTCCAGTAATATCAGTTGCATGATACTCATGCTTGTCGTTCTCGGAACGAACGAGCTGGAAATCCACGTATTCACCCTGGACAAGATACTTGTATTGGGAGTTCGTCACACGAATCGATGAATAGTGAACGAAAATATCCTTTCCACCGAACTCACCCGCACCACAAACGGTGACGAATCCAAATCCGGACTTATTGTTGAACCATTTGACCATTCCGGTCATTCTTTGTGTAACGCTATCGGTAGACATTATACTTCTCTGTATGAGTTACTATAGTTGAACCTTTTTAAATGCTTTCAAGTCTTTTTATATATAATTATTACATATAGGGTCACATGCTAAACAATATTTCAAATAAAAGGATTGGTTCGGTTGTATGTTTACTACTTACTTTAGTTATATCGTTATTACTTGGTCAGTATTATGTGGATGATTTAGTAGAAGGTCTTACTGTCGAGAGTATGAATGATACGAAGTCAAAGGCTTCTGCTCCTGCTCCTGCTCCTGCTACTTCCTCGGACCTAGAAGGATTTCAAACACCTTTACCAAATGAACCAATTGATGCACGGAATGTAATTGAAACGCTTCCTAAAATACAACCTCCTCTTCCCGAAAAATACAGTTCTATCGGCGTTTTCGGACATTTATTTGGTATGTCTAATCCAAATGAACTATTTGAGATGCCTCGAATATAATTGGACAATTCTTTTACATAAATCGAATCGACTTAAACATATTTTATGTAACTTATATAGCCTATGCGATTAAAAAGTGAATTATATCAAAAAGAACAAGATGATATTACTGATAAAATTATTCATATATTAGACCTGGAAAATAAAAATTCATACACATTGTATGAATTAGACCATAATACAGAAATTCAAACACAATTAATGAAACTCATACCTGAAATACGAAAATGGTTTTCTTTTAACAACTTGAAAGCGGTTGGTGAACCTGGAAAAATAAAACGCCCTTGGTTGTCTATTATGAAACAACTTACCAAATCCAAATACACTATTATAAATAAAGGGCACCATTTTAAAAATAATGAAAAATGGATGATGACCCAACAATATTGTTTCTCTAAGATTTAGGAGAAATACTGAAAATGATTATTTCGTAAGAAAACTACTTAGAATAATACGGTTATACATAATATAACTGTATTATTCGGATGGCTGAAATTGATTATTCCAATACTATTTTTTACAAGATTTTTTGTAAAGACGCATCCAATACTGATTTGTATATTGGACATACTACAAACTTCGTTCAACGCAAATATGCTCATAAACAAGGTTGTATAAAGGCTAAATGTAAACTTTATAATGTTATACGCGAGAATAATGGATGGGATAATTGGACTATGAGTATTATCGCATTTCACGATTGCGATGGACTTAATTCTGCAAAAAAGAAGGAACAGGAATACTTTGAACAGTATAAGGCTACATTGAATAGTATTGAACCGCATCCAGTCCGTAAAATAAGGATTGTTATACCAAATGAATGTAAAGTGATGGGTAAATTTTATTGCGAAAAATGCAACTATAAATGTAGTAGACAATATGACTATAAAAAACATTTATTGACCGCAAAACACTTACGGGAAATCGATAGAATTGATATAGACACATATAAATGCATTCATTGTGCAAAAATCTTAAAAACATGTTCCGGGTTGTGGAAACACAAACAGAAATGCAACGTCAAGGCAAATATCCCTCCCCCGGTTGATGTTGACCCGCGAGATATTATGATTGAAGATCTGAAAAACTTAATCGTGCTGCTTGTGAAAAATAAACAGGAATTGTTGTAATAATATTTGAAATATATTCATTCAAATATTACTTATTCAGATGTGAACCATGGGAACTTTATATTCCCACATTTGATAAAATACCATATATAAAGAGTTGAAAGTTTCTACCAATGGAACTTTTTAAAAAGTTCCAAACTGTATACTTTGCATCTCTCTCACATTTCCTTTTTTTTGGAAAATACGTTTGTGACTATAATGCAGTGTTTTGTAAATACCATAATTCTATTTGGCTGCAACCACTTTTCGCAAAATCGATATAATATATGTGTGTGAAAGGGTTTAGGCATTTTTATATTAGTATTATATATTAGATTTGAGTCGAAAATGCCTAACAAATATGATGCGGTTAATGCCGGATATCATGAATGTATTTTATGCAACTTTGTATGCAGTAAAAAAAGTAACTATAAAACGCATTTATTGACTGCAAAGCATAAACGACTAACAACTCCTAATGGGAAAAAATCGGATGTTTCGAAGTTATATGAATGTACATGTGGGAAAACATATAAACATATGTCTTCATTGTGCAAACATAAAAATACATGTACCATCCAAGAGGCTGTTCCTCCCTTGGAAAACACATTTGTCGAGGTCGACAAACGAGATGTTCTCATTGAAGAGATGAGGAAATCATACCTTTTGAAAGATGATAATATGAATGAGATGAAGAATTTAATCTTGTTGCTTGTGAAGAGTCAACAAGAAAGCACCGTCGACATAATCAGTGGTGTGATGAAAGCATTACCACCGATGGGTAACACCACGAATATTCAGAATAATAATAATAACACCTTGAATTTCTATCTAACACATACATGTAAGGACGCGGAGTCAATCCATGATTTCACCGATCGCTTCGTTGCGAGAAGTATCGAGTTTTTCAAGGACAATTTCAGACAAGTCGCATCCAACCAGGTTGATTTAGCAGCCAGTGTTTATGCTATCATGAACAAGTGTTTGGACGAGAAACCTCAGAACGAGAAGTTCATTCAAACAACGGACATTAAAAATGGTATTTTATATGTGAAAGAGAAGAAAAAGAATGATCAAAGGCAATTATACGGAGAAGCCGAGTTTGTGAAACATATGGATGGTTTTGAGAAGGCAGGAACGAATCTAGAGCATGCTGTAAACAAGGTATTTTTCCCAATGAAAGAAGAATTTACAGAACTGATGAAATACGAATGTGGGAGTGCACCCCACGAGGATAATTACGAGGATGATGATGATTTTGAAGATGAATTATATAAATACAAGGAACGCGTGATGGAATTGAAACGTAATATGTGTTTACAGACATATAATACCTCAACTGTATTTGATAAGAAATATATACGAGATGAGATACTAGCAAGAACAAAACGACACAAAGACCAATCAGTATTAGAATAATGTAATGGTTTGATACAAATTACATTATTATTATGCCTTAACGCTATTGATTATCTCTTCTGGATAATCCATATCTTCCAAGATGCGGACAGCTCCTTGCACTTTGGACACTCCTTTCTTCATTTTATATGTATATTTCAATTTACCAAGGTCATCTTGGACAACATCCATTTTATGATTGCGAATACATTTGTTTTTCTTTAACATCGAACATATTTTGGTGTAATGTGTAGTTAGAATGAAATCGACGTGACTAAATTTGGACAGATATTGTAGGAATGCGAAACCCGCCTTTGTCGCCTCATCGGGATTTGTTCCAGAATACAATTCGTCGAATATTCCATAATGACGATATCCCTTTTCATGTGAATATAATACGATAGAATCAATGATTTCCTTGCACCTTCTAGATTCAGCTTGGAACAGACTATCTCTTTCAGATGTATCGGGAATATTCAAATAGGAGTAAATATGTGTATAAGGGTTCACTCGCGCACTCTTATAAAATCCGCAACCGATTTGCTGTGAACAAATGATATTAATCGTAGTCGACTTTAACATGGTGGTTTTGCCGGAGGCATTGGGACCGGTAATGATGAGTTTCTTATCTAAATCACAGTTATTTTTAACACGCGATTCATCTTCCATGTGTCCAGGATAATATTGTTTTTTGAACGAACAGTGCGCAGAATTATCAAATTTAGCGGGGCTTATGTATCCAGATGAATAATGACTACTTAGACCACGCATATTGTCCAAGAACCCTTCAAATCCGAATGAATACCGTATACTCTCCTCATATCCACGATTTGAATGTAATTCATAATAACAATGTAACAGGTAACCTACACTTCCCAATTTGCCCACAAAATTGCCCGAAGGTTCGACATCATTCAGCATATCATGATATTCATTTAATACGACAACATGTTTACGAATGTCGTTACAAAAGGGTTCATATGTCGTCTTCGAACTATGTTTGTTCGCAAATTCGGTCATGTTTTCAATCGACTGTCCAAGATAGTTTTTCATGTCGAATAAATAGTTGTTCATTTTCTCAATATTTCGATAAAACCGTTTACATGAAGTAATGTTTTGATAAATTTGATAACAATACATACCCGCCGCCATTATGATATAGACCAAGCTTTCAAACGACATGCTGGAAAAGCTGGTCAATGCCTTACCAATAAAGTGGTGTTTTGCGATATCTTTTAGAACATCGATATACATACTCACAGTAATGGGCAAACCTCTGAATTTCAGCAAAGCAAACGGTAAAATCAAGAATAAGAACGGTATCATTAGACTGATAGCGGGAGACATCATATTGATCATAGACAGGGTTTGTAAAAATCCGGGTGACCGATTCAATGTCTTGATGATATCCCATTCAACATAACAGTATTTTTCCAAGAAGTATCCAGGATTTCCCTTAACGTCGTCCCAAATGGTCATCAATAATTCGGTATCGGTTTCATAGCGAGGTGTGGTGTCGGTTTCCTTAATAACAGCTTGTGTGTCGCGAAGATATTCTACATTGGTCGTGAAATTTTCTTTCCAGTCATGAATAAGAGCCTCTCCAAATTGGTGTGTTGGTTTAAATAAACGTTGGTATACTGATTTTTCACCGACCGTCTCGACCAGCTCTAAATCACGACTAACCACATCCGAAAGAGGATGTAAATCTGTCTCTGGTAAATAAGATATGGGCAATTTAAACGGATAATGTAGACAATTGGATTGAGATGGCTCATCCGTATCGACTTTTTCATAGTCAACGCCAACTGACTCCGAAATCATGATTTCAACCTGAATTGTCGCTTGATTCACGATTGGGTCTATCCATGCAAACATGTTTACAATAAATACGGATATTAGTTAGTATTATTCTACGCAAGTCGGAAAATATAAGAGTTTTGTTCTATATTCTTATATTTCAATTATTTTTCGCGTTTATACCAACTTTCCATATTCAGATGGTAATTCCTCAATATTTGATTTATAATGAGTTTCAATTGCCTTGATTGAGTTGATATCTTCCTTTGTTACGAAGTTTATAGCTAAACCCTTACGTCCCCAGCGCCCACTGCGACCGATTCTATGTAAATAGTTGTGAACACAATGCGGGACATCAAAGTTGATAACGACACTCACTTGTTGAACATCAATACCACGTGCGGTTACGTTTGATGAAATCAAAACTCGGTATGCACCTGACGTGAACTCATCAAGTGCTTTCTTGCGCTCATCTGAAGTCATAGAACTATGAATGCAACATACAGAGTGTTCCTCTTTACGCATCGCATCGTATAAGTCGACAACGCGATTCACACTATTCGCATACACAATCGTTTGATTCAGAGATAATTGAGTGAATAAGTCTTTTAGAGTCTCAAACTTGGCGTGGTCATCAGCCAACGCAATATAATATTGCTGAATACCGTCAAGATTCAACTTTTCGGCTTCCATTGTAATCCGTAGTGGATTGCGCATGAAACGGTTGGTCAATTCCAATATTTCACGCGGCATAGTTGCGCTAAAAACCGCAACTTGCAAATCACTACTCATACTCTGAAATACATGGTAAATATTCTCAAGAAAGCCTCCCGATAACATTTCGTCGGCTTCATCTAATACAAATAATTTAATATCTCTTGTCCGAATATGCTTACGTCGAATCATGTCGCATACACGTCCAACTGAACCAATAATTATATGTGGAACATTTGAACGCAGGTCACTCGCGTCTTCGTTAACAGACGTTCCCCCAACCAGCGTTTTAACGACAACCCCGTCCATCAGTCCACTAACCCTACTCACGAATTTCGAAATTTGGCGAACTAATTCGTGTGTGGGCGCCATAATGAGCGCCTGTGTCGTTCTACTCTTAATGTCGAGTCTCTGAAGAGTTCCGATGGTAAATGCACCGGTTTTACCAGTCCCGGAGGGTGCCTGTGCGATAACATCGCGCTTTTCGATAATAGGAAGGATAGCTGATTTCTGAATTTCACTGGGCTTTTCAAATCCATAGGCATAAACGCCTCTTAATAATGAGTGGTCTAAATCAAGTTCGTCCCAACTTTCGACGGTTTTAATTTTTTCAATGTCTTCGGATACAGTCTTATTTTCGTTTTCCATTGAATAATATACCAAAATACTATTTAACTAGTTTGCAAACAAATCATATAAATATAATATGTGCAGTATATAGAGTAGAGTATGTCTGAAATAATGCATCATTATACGATAGAATCATTTGCAGCGTTTAAGTTCGGTAATGAATGTAAATTAGATCAAAGTGTCCAGAGAATTCTCACATTTTTAGATACACAGATCGTGGTTCCTACTGATATACATGAAACGTCTGATATGAAACGATCGGATAAAGGTTTTGAGCGGAATAATCGCATGCATGGTCGAGGTCGACGTGGTGGAGGGAATGGAGGAGGATCACGCAATGCATCCAAAGATGACTTATCCGCGATGATGGACGATTGGGATGCGATTCGCAATTTCAAAACGACCGAGATTGTGAAGGCAGTTGGATTTGAGAAGGAGTTGAATATTATACGAGGTTTGTTAAATAAGTTATCCGATAAAAATTATGATTCACAAAAAGTCCTGATTTTAGAGAAGGTTACAGAAATAGTAAATGCAGAAGATGGCGATACCCCCGTCCAAACCCCAGTAAGCGGAATTGCAGATGTGTCGAATAAAACAAAGGTAGCGAATATGATTTTTGATATAGCCGTAGCAAACCGATTCTTTTCGGAGTTGTATGCGTCATTGTATGTTGAATTAGTGGGTGAACATGATATGTTTGGTGAAATATTGGATGGACTTTTACAGAGATATCGTGAGACACTCAATTCGATTTCATATGTCGACCCAGATAAGGATTATAATAAGTTTTGCGATTATAACAAGGAGAATGAGCTTCGTCGTGCGAATGCCGCGTTTATTATGAATCTGACGAAAGTTGATATGATATCACGCAAAGACGTGATGGATGTGATTATTGATCTACAGGAACTCTCTTTACGAATGATCGATGAAGATGATAAGAAAAATGAGGTTGATGAAATAACTGAGAATGTGTTTATTCTTATATCCACAGGTAAGACGTTTTTATCCGATGAAGATGCATGGTCTACCAAGATCGCACCTTTTCTACAAGAATTTGCAAATAGAAAGGCAAGTAAGCACTTAAGTCTTACGAATAGAAGTGTGTTCAAATATATGGATATGATTGGTAAATAATAAAATCTCCTATCTGTTTATAATGGCGAATAATCCGTGCACATCGTGCAATACCTACTTTTTATACACCCCACCTACATTTCCAATGGGAACTCGAAAGAGTTTGTATAGTAACAATGCGATGGTTTTCTACAAAGTGAATACAGTAACGTCATGTCCAGGAGGGACGGTTCGTAATTCTAGAGCAATATCTAGACGGACATAAAACTCACATATATCTTTACATGATATGTGTGAATTGTTGGTAAAGATATTACGGTAAACAACTTCTCGCGAATTTCAATCGATACTGATCACTATTCGGTCATTCCGTGTTTTATAATATGTTTGGGTGTTATGTTCTTATAGGGTTGGTCTAGGTTCGCCTCATCCGCCGAACATTGCCTTCTTTGTCTTGGGACTATAACGCACAGTGTATCTATACAAAAACCACACGAGTGTTACAATTACGAGTATGTATTTCCAAAACATACTAAACACATCAAAGAATTCGTTCACTATAGTTTGTCCGTTGAATGAGTTGAACGGAGTTGTAATACCATTAACGGAGGCAGGGTTGTCTAGAATGCTGGACGTCATCGTTATACTGTATACTGGGATAAAAATACAACTAGAGGTCGTTTAGATATACGCGTATCAACACATCGACAAAATAGCTGCACAATGTATAGAATGGTTTATTCAAGTATTAACAGCACCGTTTTTTATAAAGAGACGCCGGAGATTGACCTTGAGGATGTTGGGTATGATGCTACCTTATATGAACTTGATATACATGATAAACAGGTTATCATTGTATTAGGTAAGGCGAAACATACATATATTCAGCGCAATATTGTATACTTTCCAATCTATTTAGTTACAAATGGTAAAATCAAGTCTCAAATAGGCGTTATTGAAATACCTAAAAATGCTGTCTTGGAATTAACCGACGACGATGGTGATATGGATATGGACAAACTGCCCGCACCTTTATATTACGGGTTTGTGGATGAAACATATATTGACCGCAATGGTTCAGATTCCGACACATTTGTTAAAACACATGATATGACTGAACTATCAAATGCCCCCGAATTGATTGAACAACCCGATGAATCAGACGACGAGTATGATGAAGCAGACGAAGTAGTATCTGTAAAAGTAAAACCGTCAAATATGTCCAAGGAAGCCGAGAAAGCAACCAAGACATTACAAGGAGGCATATTTACAGTAGATTCGAAAATTCGACCACCAGTCGAACTTGTAGAAGAGACCGAATCGGACGCGAAACAATATAAGAAGGATTTCAAACCCTCCGCTAGAACTAGTTGGATTGAAAAATTTATGAAAAACAATAATTATGATATTCATGAAGTAGAGAAAAATGGGGATTGTTTATTTGCGGTGATACGTGATGCATTTAAGCAAATTGGACAAATCACTACGGTTGGTAAGTTGCGTGCGATCTTGGCGAAAGAGGCAACCGATGCTATTTTCCAAGAACATAGAATGTTATTTAACGACTTGGATGGAACAGTTCGCGAATATGAACGAGAATTGAAAGAGACCAAACATATCTTGGAAAACGTATTGAGTAAACGTGCAGAAAAGTCCCGTGACGATAAAGAGGCTTTGAAACATATTCTTGGTGAGACCAAACGTTTGAAAGAAGAATACAAACAAATCCTGAAAAACAAACAGGACGCACAAACCATTATCAGTGAAAACGTCGGCGACTTTGCTTCGATTGATACCTTGGAAAAGTTCCGCGAATATCTGCAAACCACACGATATTGGGCAGATAGTTGGGCGATATCGGTATTGGAGAGGGTATTACGCGTGAAGATGATTATTTTATCTCAACGAGCGTATTTAGACGATGATTTAGATGGGGTTATGATGTGCGGAGAAGTCGACGCTACTATACAACGCGAAGGAGTGTTTCGTCCGACCCATTACATTCTAACAACCTTTAGTGGTGACCATTTCAAACTTATTACGTATAAAAGTAAGCGTATTTTCGCGTTTCATGAAGTGCCCTATCACGTAAAAGCACTCGTCGTCAACAAATGTCTGGAAGGTTCATCTGGGTCGTTCTACGTTATACCAGAGGTGCGGGATTTAAAGTCTAGGATGGGTATAGATGAGGATGAAGGTAAACCACGTGATGATTCAGATGAGGTTAGTAAAGAGTATAATTCCAAGATTGTGTTCGAGTTTTACAATAAGTCCGCAAAAACGCACAAACCGGGTAAGGGATCGAATGAGAAAATACCCGCTGATAAACGTTCGACATTCTTGGATTTAAGCCGAATTCCAGATTGGCGTCGCAAGTTAGATGATTCTTGGACAGAAGCCTCTTTTAAATTAGATAAACATGAATGGGCTTCAGTTGAACACTATTATCAATCCGCCAAGTTCAGAAAACGTAACCCCAAATTCGCAGCCATGTTTTCTATGGATGAACCCAGTGAATTTTCGAAGGATATTGATTTAGCCAAGGCTGCTGGAAGCAGAACAGGCGCAGCCACGGGAAAAGCCAAGGCAAAGATTAAGAACGACGTATTATTGCGACCAAAATCGATAGAGATTGATCCCGATTTCTACGGTGAACGCAGTGAAAACGAACGTTTAGAGGCGCTGCGTGCGAAATTTACGCAAAATGAGGATTTAAAACAGTTGCTCTTGGCTACACGTGACGCAAAACTGGTTCAGCATTATCATGGTGTTCAATCAGACATAGACTACCTACTCATGGCTGTTCGTCGCGAATTGGAATCAGCATAATGAATATCTCATACTATAATAAACTGTTGCATATAGTATGAGTAAACCTATAGACCCATATAATAAAATTATGATAGATACATTCCCAAAGACAAAAACAAATACAACCATGTCCAAGAACACAAAGAAGTTATTTACCTCATTTTTGAAGGTTCTGGATGATGGTTTATCATCTTGGAAACGTAACTCTAAAGAGATTGTTTCATTGGGAGTGGAACACATGTCTCGGTCTGACTTTGCTAATGGTGCGACATATAAATATATACCAGAGGAAATAAGAGACAATTTAGACAAGCACTCTGTATACCAAGTTGTATATTCATTTCATATAGAGAAGCGCGTGTATCGTGTAGCTCTAGTTCAACCGGTCAATGGGCGCAAAGAAAAGCCCAAACCAGCATTTTTCAACGATGCATTGAAGAAAATCTACTTATGGCTCTATCTAATTTCACCTGGAATCGCAGATGGATGTTCTGAGACAATGAATATCCATATATTTTTCACCGACCACAAAAAACAAATTGCATCGATAAAACGAACACCTCTTGGTGAATTGCATGTAAATACGGCATTTACTACCTCTTGTAAACAGTCTACATATGTTCATATTTATAGAAAAGAGGAGTGGTTTAAGGTGTTTATTCACGAAACATTTCATAATCTAGGCTTGGACTTTTCGTCTATGGATGATAGTGTGTCCAACACAATTATACTCAAACACTTCCAGATTGACGCACCGAATGGAATACGATTATATGAAAGTTATTGTGAAATGTGGGCTGAAATCATACATATTGTCTTTATCGCGTTTTTTACAACTAGAGGCAAAAAAACTACAGATATCCTGTTGAATAAAATACACAAAATGCTACATGAAGAAATAATGTTCTCTACATACCAATGTGTGAAGATTTTAAAACATTACGACCTATCTTATGCACAACTTACTGATACCAAGTCCAAGATAGCTAAGACAAATTATCATGAAAATAGCTACATTTTATCTTATTATATAATCAAAGCTGCATTGTTATCACAATACGACCAATTTATAAATTGGTGTGGCGAACATAACTGTAAGAACTCCGATCGCAAGCGGAATTGCGACTCATCATATACAATAAAAACAGTCGCATTTACGAACACGTCAGATAATATAGAACAATATGCTAGATTCGCAGTCGATGCGTCGAAGAATGAACAATTTTTACACCGTATAAATGCATTTGAAGAATTAACGCCGAAAATACCAACCGGTCATGAAATACTCACAACATTGCGTATGACCGTTCATGAAATCGATTAGAGGTTTTACCCAACGGACAAAATTGATTCATCAAGATTCCAACGAATATATAACACCAAAGAAAAAACAATCGAATGGGGATTAAACACTTGAACAGATTCCTTGTAGATAAATGCAAGAAGAGTTCTATTTGTAAAAAAACGATGGAAACGCTGCGAAATAAGACAATTGTAATAGATACGAGTATTTATATGTATAAATACAACGCACAAGATGCGCTAATCGAAAACTTTTATTTAATGATTTCCGTCTTTCACAAATATAACATAACCCCCTTATTTGTATTTGACGGGAAACCGCCAGTCGCGAAATACGAGTTGCTCAAACAACGCAAACTAGAAAAACAGGAAGCAAAACAACGTTTTATAGAACTGCAAATACAAATCGAAAATGAAGGAGACGTAAATACACGTAAACAGATGAATGCTGAAATGGAAACATTGAAACGCCAGTTCATACGCGTGTCTTCAACCGATACTAGACTGGTTAAGAGTTTAATTACAGCATATGGTGCGATGTATTACGAGGCAAATGGAGAGGCTGACCGTGTGTGCGCCTATATGGTTACAAGTGGAAAAGCGTGGGCATGTTTGAGCGACGATATGGATATGTTAGTTTATGGATGCAACCGTGTATTGCGACATTTAAGTTTGATAAACGAAAATGTATTATTGTATAAAATGGATAATATCCTCGCGGATTTGAATATGAATATTGCAGATTTCCGACAAATAGCGGTTGTGTCCGGGACTGATTACAATACAGAGGATAATACAAATCTAACGGAAACAATGAAATGGTATTACGAGTATGTTCGAGCAAAGTCAAACACAACATTTTACGAATGGTTATATAAACAGACCAAGTATATCCAAAATCTTACCATTCTGACCGAAATATACGAAATGTTTGTTCTAGACGAGGTTGTTTATCCAGAACTGGATGCGATAGACATAAAACTCGAAATGAATTATAACGTAGTTCATTTACAAGACATCATGAAAGAAGATGGGTTTGTGTTTACATAAACGTATGTAAAGGTGGGTGGTTTATTTGTATCATTACAAATGTAATGATATAAATATTTTTTAGATTATGCGAATATTATCAATATACCTTTTTTATTATGAATAGAATTATGCAGTGGCGGCAGCGACAGGAGCAGTAGGCTCAGCCTTAATGAAGTGATACTTCATGTAACGTTGAAGGTTGAAGTAACTGAGCTCATCCTCCTTCTTAAGCTTAAGAAGAGCAGAAAGCTTGGCGTCAGCCTCGATGATGCGACCATTGTCCTTGTTCTGGAGCTTGTGGGTGCGAATATACTCGTTGATCTCCTTGCTCACCTCAGTGCGAGCCATCTCAGTTCCAACGGTCTTGCCGAGGAACTTGGCGAGCTCGTCGCTGATACGGGTGGGCTTGACGAAACCAGAAGGTTGACGGTTACCGGCACGCTTGGCTCTCTTTGCGGTGGACTTCTGGGCAGCCTTCAACTCACGGTTGACGAGCTTCTCAAGGGTCTTGTAATCACCCTTCATGGAAGTGAAGATGCTTCCAATTTGCTGGAGCTTAGCACCGAACTCGGTGAGCTTCTTGGACACAGGAGAGACGTCATCGACGACGACCTCGTTTTCAATTGCCTCTTGTGCAACAGGGGCAACAACAGGAGCGGCAACAGGGGCAGCGACCTTAGAAGCGGCGACCTTAGAAGCAGCCTTCTTAGGGGCAGCAGCGGACTTGGGGGCAGTAGCAGTAGCATCGGGAGTAGTTGTCTTAGCAGTTCTAACCATTTTCACTATACACATTATAGAGTCCTTTATTTAAGTGGTTTAACGCACTAATACAAATAACTTCCTAAATACCACTAGGGTCATCGTCTAAACGCCAAAATATTTGTCTGAAATGTGGTACTACTACAAAATAATTCGTATATATCAATGTTTTACCAAACAAGTGATTCGTATAACCAAGGCATATTTGCTCGCGCATCGTTATTTACAACCGTCAATGCTGATAATACATGAAAAGCACCAATTGTTCTAAATTCGGTGTCCGTGCCCGTATATACCATGTCTTCCATGATAGTTAAACAAACCGTCAGCAGTTCCTGATAAGGGAGTCTGGGCACATCAACTGAATTCGACGATAACATCGTGAATGGGTCCCACAATGGACAAATCTTAGACTTGATTGCAGTCGGTATTTGAGCACGATATGTCCAAATGTCCTTTAAAATCCTGAAAAAGCGTAGACAATTGCGTTGGTTTAATTCGGTAAACCATTGATGCTGTGTATAATTACCCAATTGGTCGATATCCATAAATAACAAGGTAGCTCGCTCTATAAACGGTTTACTTCTCACACTTCTTATATGTGCTATCATTGAAGCATCGATATGTGTTGGTTGAGGGCGGGATGTTCTAGATGTATTTTGAGGAGTTCGCGTAGAGGTAGAGCTTCTCGCTGCTACAGGTTTAGGTTTCGTCTTGACGATCACAGTTCTTTCCACAGGAACATAGTGTGTATTTATAATGGACGTTAATCGTTCTAATTTACGAATGGACTTTACAATATCATCCATATTATCACGATTGTAAGGATTTTTGATATTTCGAGTGCGACGTTTTATATACAGAATTAATGACTCTAATTCAAACCCATATGTAAAATTATTTTTATCTGTATAACTAAAAAACTCACAAAATGGTATATTTTCGAGTGGTTCAAGTGAATAAAAATCTGTGTCGTTAACGCACATTTTTCTATTATGTAATGCAAACCCTCTTAAACCTATTGCACGGCGAACAAATACTCCTCTTATTGTGCATTGCAATTGGGTTGCAAATGCATCTTGATTCATATATTGTTTCAATCTTTCTAACAATACTTGTTTTGTCCCAACCAATGCGAAATCGTGAATAGTTTTAATTGCAGATTTTGCAGAACGCTTCATCGCAGCAGAATATATCGCGGGAACAACCATACTATTCTTGTAGAATTTTAATGTTTCGCGTATTTGTGATAATTTCAATCCGTTCATACAGTTAGGGTCCTGTCTATATTGATGTGGGGTGATAAACTCAGGTTTGGGTTCAATAACCTCTGTGTGAAACACATTCACTATCTTGTTTTCGATTATTTGTATATCATTCGTTTCACTGTTTGATACGATAGTTACGTCGATCAACTCTGTTGACATGTTTAAATATATAATATATACATTAAGAGTTTATATTATTTGTCGATGGAATATTTTTATGTAACATTATTATTTGTATACAATACATATAATAATGTTACATAAAACGTTCAATAACACTGCATTATGATAACCTACAAATGCACTTTGCATAAAATTGATTTAAAGATTCAGAGTGTAGCTATATCATAATCCGTTTAGTCTTATTAGTAATAATGTCTACTTCCGCAAAGCCTCTAGTTCTCTCCTCAAATGATTGGAATACCTCTTCCATTAAGTATATGCCCCCAAAGGTAAATGCTATGCAGGGTAAGTCTATTAACATGATCAGCACACAAACTAATCGTTCTTTGCATATTTCCACTCCTATGATGATGACCTGGGGTATTACCGATTTCATCAATGAGAATGGTGAATCTGATGGTAAGTTTACCATGTCTTTGAATTTTCCAAATGAAGACTATAGTAAGCCTTCCACTGATGCTTTCCTCGCGAAGATTAAGGCTTTTGAGAATCAGATTCTTGACGATGCAGTGAAGAATGCCGACCTTTGGTGGGGTGAAGATATGTCTCGTGAAGTTTGCAAGCATTCGTTCTTCCCCTTCCTCAAGTATGCTACTATCAAGGGCACAAAGAAGATTGATGCAACCAAGCCTCCTTCTATTCGCGCAAAGGTGCCTCTATACCAGGGCAAGTGGGGTGTCGAACTATACAATACTCGCGACGAGATGGTGTTTCCTTGCGACAATGACCGCCTAACTCCTGTGGATTTTGTGCCTAAGTTGAGTCAAGTTGCTTGTGTATTACAATGTGGTGGTATCTGGATCGGTGGAAAGGGATGGGGTGTTACATGGAAGGTAATTCAATGTGTAGTTAAGCCTCGCGAGGTTGTAAGTGTCTTTGGAAAGTGCCACATTCAACTCTCCGAGGATGAACGCGGTGCTATTGAGTCACAGACCCTTGCTGAGGATGCTGACGAAGAGGTGGTAGAACAACCTCGTGCAGCAGCTGTATTCGAGTCTACACCAGTAGTCGAGCATAATACTACAGCTGACGATAGCGACGAGGAAGTCGCAGTCGAAGATGAGGTCGCACTAGCACCAGTTGTGATGAAGAAGAAGATTGTTAAGAATGTAGCAGCAGTCGTAGAGGAGGCAGCACCCGCAATCGTCAAGAAGAAGATTGTTAAGAAGAAGGTTGTATCTGCATCTGTCGACGCATAAAAATCATAAAAATAAAAAAGAATATTAGCCCCCCATATGAGTTTTGAAAATAAGTTTGAATATAAAAAGTAAATAACCGTTTATTTTTTATACACCATTGAAGATTTAAATCCGCACACCTTCGGTGTGCTATTTATTTATTTCAATGTAACCGTTGCCGATGAAGATTTAAAGCTTCATCGGTGTATAATTTGTTCCGATATAGTATAGAATGATGTATTACAATACCCAAGTTGTTCAATTTTTGGTTATGATTGTGATAGGCGTGTTGTTCAATCCTATGAATGCATTAGTATATAGAACAAACGATTTATTTTTCTCGTTAACGTTGTTTTATGGCGGCATCTTAATGGCTTCGAATATGGTATGGGGTCACGAAGTCATACATTATTTATCTATGGGACACTTCAATAAACAGGTATTTGGTGTAGGGTTACTATTGTCGATTGTAACCACTATTTTATTGTTAAGAGAACAATTATTTGTAACCGACGATCAATGGTTGAGAAGAATGATCGGACATCATTCCACTGCATTAACTACGACACATAAAATTTATAATAGAACTAATAATATAAATTTGAAAACTTTAGCCAATGATATAATCAAGACACAAGAAAAGGAAATCGCACTCATGAAATCGATGCTATAGGTAGGTTGTTTTTGTGTTATTTCGGATATTTATGTTTTGATGTATGAGCGTATCAATCGAAATGGTAATTGTAAACAATAAGAGATTAGTCATCGTTCTATTCTTTGGATACGCGATAAATAGGTAGGTTATGAAAATACCTAATATCAGTAACAAATTATGCATAATACCTTCCCATTTCCCCCCATTCATAAAAGTTTTGTATGTATTTTTCTAACATGAACCAGTCTATACAGTATTTGTATATTAAAATCTGTAAACAAATGTCTAAATAAATTTGTTTACACAAGTGAAGATTTAAAAAATACCGGGTTTGAAAAAATTATTTTCATTATGTATGATATATATAATGAAAATGAAACCGACTAGTAATATCAAAATAATTCCACCATATATGGTAGACCCTATGTTATGTAAAACACCATATTATTTAACAACTCACAATACTGATTATAAACAAAATATAGGTATTAATTTATATTCACATGTAAAATCTAAATATAAAAATAAAAGTGTATCTTCCAGATAATACTTTTACTAATTTATATTATTTTTATGCTATGAAAACCTGCATTTTTAAATCTTCACTGGTTTACACCTCTTAGCTAATCCTGTTTCAATCCACACACTGAAACTCCGTTCACATCGAATGGGGCAGCCATTTTGATTTCACTATCGTTATAATTAAACGATAATTCGGTTCCTGGAACGATGTCTATCAACGCACAAACGTTAATTCCGTCTATACGGGTGGATGGTTCAAATGAATGGTTCATGAATATACCATTTTCGTCGTAAATGTGTTCTCCGTTTCCAATGTAAATGGTTTCGCGTATAGGATAGGTGTATATTTTACCCGTGAGTTTGAATATAATTTCGCCTTTTGCACAAGCCTTAGTCGAATGGAGCCCCATTCCTTCGTTCAATTTGCTATTTTTTATTTCCATATCGAATAACTTGAATATATATGTCGTTACAACTTTAAGTTATTTTCGGGCGGTGTATTCTTTTATAGAATTTTCACCATACATTTCTGATTCGGTATGCCGAATTGCTGTGTAATTAGGAACAAATTTTCCATGCACGGTTTTTTCGAAGATTTCAATTCTCCACATTTTTGGATTATGTGATTGCAAGCACGATATAGCATCCAACTCATCTACAAATATTTCCAAATCTTCCCATTAAGAGTTACCCGGTAGTAAAACATATATTTTAGTAATCTCAGTCATTTTAAGTATATATTTTTACACCTTTATACATATTTACAATGAAATGTAAATAAATATTTTATTGTCCAATATATACATGAACATGAATCGAACTCTTTTTCGAAACATCATATATATTTGACGTATTTATCCGGGAAATACCCATACCAGACAGTTTTATTGTTTGTTGACGTTTCAATTTCAATTGCTCCATTGGTATGCGTAGTGATTTTTCGCCACATTGTATAACGATTTCACTCATACCCCATATCTCATCTGATGTATAACGTCTGGTAATGTGGATATCATTTTTGTCGTCAATTTCGGTATCATCGTCTAATTTTGGTATACACTGGACATACAACTCGGCGCCTGCATTGTCGTAAACCAGTTCATGATGCCACAATGGGATATAGTAGGTTTTGTCGTTTTCCTCTAATTTATATACATTGTCCACAAATAAATCGTTTAAGGTTGGATATATGCGTATACACTCGTCTTTTCTCTCCACTTTGTCGACATATAATTGTTCCATCTTTTCCATAAAAGATGCTGGAATATGTAATACATCCGCTTGTGCTCTCAATAATTTACATATTTTTCCACATTGTTTGCGATTCAACCGTTCCAACAGTTCGACCGCCTTGGACTCACATTTGTTAGAAATGTTTTCTATGATTGAAATTACGGTCTTGGTTTTGATATCTTGGAATGTCTCGTTTTCCATCAATGGAGATAAAAATGAAAATACAGCGCTTGTATAGTTCGCAAATATACTCATGTTTGGAACGATGGATTCCTCCTCTTTTACCTCATCTTCACCGTCATCATCAATAAATCCGTGGTATTTGCGCGCACATTCGTATGCATCGCTTATATCCAGGAACTTTTTGTGCGATTCAGGTGAACTATTTTTGTCTGGATGATATCGCAGTGCCTCCTTATAATAGCAACGTTTCAACGTTTTCTCGTCCATATTATCGTTCACGTTCAAGCCTAGAATTTGATGCGCGTTTTCGCATTTTTTTTGGTATCTCGACATCGTGAAAGGAGTATTTATGTATGTGATTTAATATACTAATGAATATACTCTCTAAATGGTAAATTGGACGATAATTATTATTGTATTGCTGTAGTTGCTGGTATGATTTCTGCAATATATCTGACGTTTCTTCGACCGATAATCGACCTTCTCGAATGAAATGCGTGATTACATACCACATTGTATCGTATATATCCAGATTGTAAACTAGTATATCATACAGAAAATCTCGGAAATCTGCGATAGACATCTTCTTGGGATTCGTAATTTTATCAACCAATGCCTCGCATACAATATCAAATGTTTCTCTAGGAAATACTGAAATGTCGGTCGCGTCTTTTATCAAATTAACCTCCTTGAGATTTAACACGTGTTGCGATTCTATATCATCCGGGAGATCTAGAGCCCTGTATAATTCTACCGCAGGGCGCGCAACACGAACCATACGTGCGTTTTGTAAAATGTTATTCGGCATAAAACTTATATGTTCCGATATTATGACGAATTTTATTTGAAATGAACATTGATCATTACCATATTGCTGAATGTAACTATAGAAGTTTTCCAATAGTTCTGAATGGATTGCATGGAAATTCTTGCATACTATGATTCCGAATTTGCTCGGTTTTAATGATACAATATCCACTATTTGCATGTATATATCGTGCCATACTAGCTTGGAATTACACCCCAATAACGACATATCTACTTCATAATGGACGTCGCTGATACGATAACTATGTTCGTATTTGTCGGTTTGCAACCCCATCTTTTTGTCGTATTTCAATTCACTTGGACTATATTTTTTTATAAAACGCAGCATTTGTGTGTATTTGCCGACACCTGACGGACCATATAGAATCAGGTTTTTGAAACGATTCGGATTGTTGGGTATTGAATCCTCGAATTGTCTCAGTTCTGGATGTAAATCCAAGGTGTTCGCCTTTGTAATATAGTCATCAAATAGGGTTTCGTAGAATTTCATATAGATTATTTATCAGTAAATAATCTATTTATACCGGTTCGTTTAAATATTTTGAGTTTTAATTGCTTTATTGGTCGGTAACCCTTATATGTCGGTTACCCTTATATGTCGGTTACCCTTATATGTCGGTTACCCTTATCGGTCGGTAACCCTTATCCGTCAGTCGAAGAAACTATCACCTTGGACAGTTTGTTCGCATTGATTACATTTATTACGGGTAAAATAATAGATAATATGAAGAATACAAATAATAGGGATTTGTATGCACCCGAAAAATGGATTAAGGTTGCACTACTTGTAAAATCATTCGTATAACTATATGTTAATCCCAATAACGATAATGTAGACACGACAAACATCCATTTGTATGTGCTCAAATTCCAGCGCCCTTCACGCGATAATTTTATCGAATTGTATTTTCCGTGTAGAAAACTCGTAGACATTATCGTTAATAGAGAGGCGACAAATTGTAGTATAATTCCGGGACAGATTGCCCAGTATAAGGGAATTGATACGTCGTTTTTATCACTAAATGTGGTCTTGGGAAACGTTAACGTCAATGCCTTTAAATGTCTAGCAAAATCTCTGAATATTTCGAATAAAAATACTAATGTGTATATAGTCTGCACTCCTAATACTAAACCAAATCCGATTTGCGCGGTTAAATTGTTATACATTGCGATAAATGCTACGCCAAACATTATCAAAATGTAGAGGTATTTTGTAAAGGAGCTATCCATCTATCTATTATAGTAGTGCCCGATTTTCCTTGGACGGCAATATTCAAAGACCTATATTATATTTTTCAGTGACCCATGCTAGTAAATCCGACTCTTCACATGTATCATACACATGAGGACATTTCTTCAAAGGGAGGAATTTTGGCTTCTTCATAGTTGCAGTCTTGTAAAAGATATACGGTCCGAACTTGCCTGACCTAACACTCATATTTGCACCCAATGTGCGTAATATTGTCTTGGTCTTGGTTTTCTCTTTATTCGCATCAATTATTTCGATGGCATCCGACAACGTGAGTTCGTCTAAAGGTTGCTTCCAATCGCGTAAACTTTCTCTGTTACCCCCCCACTCAAAATAGGGTCCGAACTTTCCTGTTTTTACCTTCAAATCTTGTCCTTCATATTCCCCCACAATTTCCTTCTTAATAGCCAAGAGATCGTCTAAATTATACTCTCCAGTTCGTAGTTTGTCCAAGCTTATCTTTGGGTTCTTTACTGTATGAAAACGAACCGTTCCGTCCTCAGTTGTCTCTTTTACGGTGGGTCCATATTGTCCGAATACCACTTCGTGGTTCTCGTCGATTTGATACGTTTCTTTGGCTAGTTTGGATACAGGCTTGGACAATCTGTCTATATCTGATACACAGTTTGAACAAACATCATACCAATTGTCGCAATCCGTTTCACATCTGGCTACTATATCCAAGCGGGATTCCATATTCTTGGTATAGTCATATGAAAATAGTTCCTCGAAATGCTTTACTAGAAATTCTATACCCAATATACCTATAGGTTGGATGACCAACTTACTTTTTTCACTACCAAATACCTTTTCTGAAAGACGCTTGTCCAAGATTTCATTTGCACGAAGTGTAAATTCGACACATTTACGCGTTTCACCCTCCACATCTGTGCATTTTACATATCCACGTTCTTGGATCGTATCAACCAATGTTGCGAATGTTGATGGACGTCCAATACCCAACTCTTCCATGGTCTGAATAAGACTGGCTTCTGTATATCTTGGAATCTTGTTACGAACAACTACCTCACTTTCGATGCGATTATATGGAATAGCCTGTTCAGTAAGACCTTTTATAAACATTTTACGTGCACTTAACTCGCCTTCGTCTGAAAGTTTGTTTGATACCTGTTTCCATCCAAGAAAGGTTGGTATTTCAATAGTATTAGTATACTTTATCTTCTTGGACATCACGTCCGGAGATGTGATAGAAACTGTAGTAGATTTGTATTTCGCATCAGACATGCAGCTCTCTAGGGTATTACGCCAGATAAATTTATACATGGATGCCTCTTTACCACTACACTCTTTTGGATACTCTATTACACGAATATCGGTTACTCGTATTCCCTCATGGGGATTGGACTTATCTTTGTTCTCTATAGAGGGTAGATTACCGACGAACTTATCATTTCCATACGTTTGGGTAATATATTTTCGTGTTGTTTCCAAGAAGGCACCTGCATACTTGGTGCTATCTGTCCTCATATACGTGATTAATCCATTCTGATATAGACTTTGGCACAACTGCATGGTCTGCTTGGGTGTTGTATGCAACTGACTACTCGCCGCTTGCAACAATTTCGACGTATTAAATGGCTTTGGTGATCCCTTTTTAATATCCTTTTCTACACCCATGGACAGAACATGCTTGTGTGTGACCGATTTACGTAAAAAATTCTCCATCTCCTCCTTTGTATCAAATTCATGTCCAAGAATGAACTCCAGGTCTTGGGAGGTAAAATAACCCCGCGTTTTGTATTTTGTTTCGAGACCCGATTTCTCACGCGCATTTTCGTTATCATATACTAGACGCAATGCCGGAGTCTGACACCTCCCCGCGGAAAGAGCATTCGTTTTCCCGTTTCGCACATGTTTCCACAAATGAGGTGATATCTTAAATCCAACCAAAATATCCAAGATTTGCCGTGCGTGCTGTGCACGCACCAGACTCATATTCACTATAGTAGGTGTTTTTACGGCATCTAGAAGAGCACTTTGTGTAATTTCGTGAAACAATATGCGTTTGGTGGTTTTAATCGGCAATTTAAACGTTTCACATATATGCCATGCAATACCTTCACCCTCTCGGTCGTCGTCTGTAGCCAAGATTATATTCTGTTTTGGGAAATTAGTAATAACATTGCGCATTTGACTAACATGATCAGCTTTTTCCTTTATTGTGGTAAATGTGGGTTGAAAATTGTTGGATACATCAATGCTTTTTAGTCCCACTAGTTCACGGATATGCCCTTTACTCGCAATACAACGATAATCACTACCAAGATACGACTCTATCTTGGAACATTTAGACGGAGATTCGACAATGATAAGGTAGGAAGCACTCGTTATTTCAGTCGACATAGGCTTTGCTACAAACGACTTCTTAACATAAATCTTGGGTTTAGGAGGCATTCGATTGTATAGTTTCCAAGATTAGGTTTATTTACTTTGAACCAATATATGTATAGTTATTATACATAATGTCCAAGAAAGTTTGCGCAAAGACAGTATTAAACGTGTTGTTTTATCATACACACAGAAGGTCTTTCGATAATTTCGAAAAACGATATTTACCGAATATTCTCAAACCCAATTCATATGATTGGGTCAAAGAACAATCATCGCATATAGAGAATAACGGGTTTGACGATTGGTTGAAAAACACAGACGCGCCATATGGTGTGCCGCCAGAGATGAAATCGCGTCCAACACCCTATTTGTATACCATCAAATTCCGCACAAATATATTTTATACATAACAACCATATCACCCATATAAAAGTATATTCCCAGTAAGGTGTATATCAATGATTTTAACCGAAGATAAAATATCGGAATGGGTCGATTCGGTCGGTGGACTTCTCATTACACGTCAGATTTGTAATATAAATGAGTATCCATTCCCTCATCGTATAGGACTACAATATGTGTGTCTCACTGGATATTCACAAATAATCAGCCAATTTTTCGAAAAAATCATTCAACGTTTCAATTCGCGTGTAATTCTCATTATTATCGAAAGTGATGTTGTAAAAATATCGAAAGAATGGCTCACTCATCCGAAATTGCATCACTGTTTTACATGGAATAAACCTTTTCGTGATGATAAGATGTCGGCTATTCCCATCGGATTGAATTACAATCGACAATATGCAGGTATAACCAAATGGATTAATGATAATAAAGAACCGATAACGGATACGAATTGGCTATGTATTAATTGTAGCGCCTCAACTGACCCATCTCGTGTAACATTAATGGAACAGGCGAAATCTATGTGGACCGATTTCTGCACAGTATTGGATTTTATTCCCAATTCATCTGTTTATAGTATACCTTCACATATTGAAGGACATATTACCGTCCCAGTCACAAACCCAAAATGTTATACACAATGGTCTGGTTACAAATTTGTTGTGTCTCCGCGTGGAGCGGGTGAAGACTGTCATAGAACATGGGAAGCTTTGCATATCGGATGTATTCCGATTGTGCTATCATCCAATTTGGACGAGTTATATAAAGACCTACCCATACTAGTCGTAGACTCATGGGACTGCATTACACTACCCTTTCTTGAACAAAGCTATCGAGAAATACAAGATAATCACAGAAACGAGCTATATAATATGCGAAAGATTACTCTCGAATATTGGATTGGACAATTCAAGTGTCCACCTATAAAAAGAATTCATTTTATTACCTACTCGAACGATGTTTTCAAATCTGCGAAAGCCCGCATTTTAAGCGAAGCACATGCATTTGGAGAATTTGCCACCATTAATGGATATGGTCCGACGGATTTACCGGAAGAGTTTCGTGAAAAACATCGGGAAATATTAGATATGCCGAGAGGGGCGGGTTATTGGATATGGCGACCCACTATACTACGTCAAACACTAGAACGCATTCGAGAGGGTGACTATGTAGTCTATATGGACGCTGGGTGTATGGTTAATTTATACGGGAAGAAACGCTTCCGTGAATATATTACGATGATAGATAATAGTGAGAGTGGAATTCTTTCGTTTCAAATGAGCGGGAACAATGGATTCGGAGATTTTCAACAAGAAAAGGCTTGGACGACAAAAGACATTTTCCGTGCTCTAGATGTTGATATAGATGACGAATATGCGAAGAGTGGTCAATATCTAGGTGGCGTGTTAATTCTCAAAAAAAATAAACATAGTGTTGATTTTGTGAACGAATTTGAACAAATAGTTTCGACTAATCCGTTACTATGCACCGACCATTATAACACGATGAATCAATGCGCGGAATTCAAAGAAAATCGTCATGAACAGAGTATATCGAGTCTTCTTCGAAAAAAAAGGGGATCCGTCGTAATTGATGGCGATGAAACGTGGGCACAACCGTTTGGTCGTGGTCAATCACTTAAATATCCATTCTGGGCAACTCGGTCAAAAAAGTAGTTACATCGTCCCATACAAATGATGGAAAATTTAGAAGACAAAATACAGGCATACCAAAATCGTTTTATTTCACAATAACAAATATTTTGAAACAACGATATAAAAATATTTTGTTATTGTATATAATGTCGTATTATAAACATACCGCTGATGATGTATTATTGACCATTGAAAAAACGAAAATCCCAGAAGAGCCAAAAGAGTCAGAAAAGGTTCTTAAACTGACCATCGATAAAGACAATCAACAAATAACAAAGGTTAACAACCATATTTATTTTTACTCCGAAGTCACACGAACTTCCATTTTTTCTTTAACTACGCTTATTCGAGAAGTCGAACAAGCAAATTTAGCATTGGCGAATACATTATGTATTGATCCTATTCCTATCTATTTACATATTAGTTCTTTTGGGGGTTCCGTGTTTGCGGCATTTACTGCGATTGATGTTATTTTAGCGTGTCAAGTTGATATAATTACCATTATTGATGGTGCTTCAGCATCTGCTGGAACATTGATGAGTGTAGTTGGAAAAACACGTTATATGCGTCCGAATTCATATATGTTGGTTCATCAATTATCTGCTGGGTCATGGGGTAAAATGTGTGAACTAGAGGACAGCTTTACAAATAATAAACGTCTTATGGAACAAATAAAAACGATTTATAAGGAACATTCGAAAATACCTCGGAAAGAACTAAATGAAATTTTAAAGCATGATTTATGGTGGGATTCAGAAACATGTATAAAATATGGTCTAGTTGACGACCTTTGGACGAAAGTATAGTCATATATCAAAATCACATGTATATTCAAAATAATATAAAAAGGTATATTTTTTATTATTATGGAACAAAATTATTATTTATACAATTGTAATTTGAATCGTGATATCGAAAATAATATAGGAGAAGTCAAAATACCAGAATTTTAGATGGAACATATAATAATGATTGATGAAAAATACAAAGAAAAATTTGAGCATGTAAATGAAGTTGCAGACCGATACCAAAATAATTATATTGAACAGAAACTAATTCAAATGACGAATAAATTTGAATTACACCCTTGAAGATTTACACCCTTGAAGATTTAAAATGGGACAATTAAATCTGATTTTAATATAAAGATGTCGCACTACTAAATATATCACTCATATCAGTCACATTTCCAATATCCCAATTCAAAGGCTGGTTGAACGAACTTGCTCTTCCATTATTTTCGGAGGTTCAGTCCACGGCGTACTCAATGAACCTTCTGTATCAGCTGGTAGGATTTCAATCGCCGCCTTCTTAAAACCTCTGTAGGAACAAATTTTATATATGTATTACACCGACCGAAAAGAAAAATGAGACAAACTTATTTTATTTTTGACACGCATTTCCATTATTACAATACCATTTATTTATTCTCATATATTCACATATTATATGTAATAAAAATCCAGTAAAAAATAGACTCAACTCCATAATATGATTTTTATTCCACGATTTACATATTTCTGGTAAATTAGTTGAAAAACATTTCCCAATAATAAATCCCACTATAGATCCAACAATAACAGTTGCAATTCCAACAACACTTGCTTCTACTAATAATTTCATTATATATATATATATATATATAATGAAATATACAAATGATACAAATGATACAAATTAATATATAGTTTTATTATATATGGCTATACCAGTAGATAAAAAATTATATAATAAAACAAAACTATATATTTTTAAAAAATATCCTAAACATAGTGCTTACAGAAGTGGAATTTTGGTAAAAAAATATAAAAAATTATTTACAACAAAATATGGTAAAAAAAGTCCTTATATTGGAAAAAAATCTAAAAAAAAAGGATTAAAGCGGTGGTTTAAAGAGAAATGGACAAATCAACGCGGAGAAATAGGATATAAATATAAAAGTGATATATATAGACCAAATCAAAGAATTACTAAAAAAACACCAAAAACACATAGGGAATTAACAAGAAAAAGAATAAAAAAAGCTAGAGAAAAAAAATATGTAAAAGGAAGAGTAGATAAATTTTAATTTACCAAAGATAAATATGACTTAATATTTTAGCATTGTATAATCCTTTACTATTGCGTTTTTCTCTCTTAATAGCTTCTCCGCGTTTTTTTGTTCCAGAATGTCTAGAATAATAGTTTTGCATACGTTTTCTTGTACCGTGATTTTTATTTTTATATAATTGTAATGGTGTGCGGTCTTTATATTGTTGATATCTTTTATCTCCAAAATGAATTTTTCTTATTTTTTTTGTTTTTTTATTTTTAACATATGCTGTATATTTTTTTGGAAAAGGTCCTTTTAAAAATTTAATTATTTTTTCATTCATATTATATATTATTATAAAATATTAAAGGATAAACCTTGTTAATTTATTATGGACATTTGTCCCATTTTAAATCTTCAAGGGTGTAAAACGCCATTTTCACAGCATAAGTATATGAGCCAATCATTTTGGGCGAAGACTTTCTATTATGGTATTATTTATGTTTTCATTTATTTCACGCTTATGAAATGGCACCATATCATCT